GCTGGTGCATAAACAGTGTTATAAGAACCAGTTGCTGAAGGACCAAAATTTGAAGTTCCCCAAGCTTGTGAACCAGAATATGTTTGCCAAACCCAGCTAGTACCATCAGTAGAGATAGGTTCATCTAAATATTGACCTGTTCCCATAGCCCAAGCCCCTGAAATAGGGTAGCATTCTAATAATGTACCTGTAGGAGATATTTCTAAACCTGTTGCTGTAGCTATAAAACAATTTAATGTAGTTTTCCAACTTGAAGTATTTAAAAGTTGAGCCGAACTACTAATTCCTATTTTATTTTCTAAAACATCTTCAATTTCTGTTTCATCAAATGAAATTAAAAATCTACTTGTTTGTGGGTTTGGATTTGAATATGCAAATGAGGTAAGTGTAGCCTCTATAATAGGATCTAATCCTGTATTCATTGCTGGAAACAATGAGTATATTGTTGCATCTTTAGTCGGAAATAATTTATATACTGCCATGTTTTATTATAAGTTTACTACTCTACCTTGAATGTCTTGTGTTAAATATTTTACTTCAAATATTGAAGGATCTAATGATGGATAAACAACATTATTAATTGTTGCAGCTTGAGTATCATAAGCATAAGGTGAATATCCTAAATTTTCTCCAACTTTATTAGTTATATTAACTGTTTTAACTGTTTGTACACCATCTATTCTATCTAATAATACATAAATATCTCTTAATAAAATAGGTTGATTTATTTGCCATTTATCTATTAAAAAATAATCTTGTAATGCTAATATACAACTTGATAAAACTTGATTACTATTATAATTAGGTAATACTATAATATCAAAATTTACTCCAATATTAATAATAAAACCATCTTTAATATTAACAGCATCATTTACCATTCTATATTGAGATAAATAATTTATTACATTTTGTTTTATAGCTTGTGAAGATAATGTTAATTTTTGATTTATATCATATGATAAAATATATAAATCTAATATTGAATTAGATTCACCAGCAGATATTGATTGTGCTTTTGTAGGTTCGATAAATGCTTTAGAAACAACACCGTATTTAGCAGGCATTGATAATGTTCTAACTAAATAATCATCTTGAGTTACGTTACGTAATTGTGTTGCAAAATTAGCAGATGAATTTTGTCTAATTTCTTCTATTGTATCTCCATCTCCACCACCACTTGCTGCTACTGGGTTTGTAACAGCTAATGAATTAAATATAGTATTTGCTGTTGTATTATTTAAATTTGAATTTAAAAAAGTAGTATTTGAAGATAAATTTGTTAAACTATTAGCAGGAACATTAGATGTTACTCCTCCACCTGTTAAATATCTTACTGTTAATGTTGTAGCTGAAGGAGCAATACCATATGTTTTAGTAAACATAAAGTTTGAAGGAGCATATGCTGCATTTAATTTTGATTTTTCAAACGGTAAACCTATACCTACATTATTTGGATTAGGTATTATCATTTCATCGGTATCAGTTGCTGTACCAGCTCCAAATTGTAATTGTAGTGTTTGAGAATCTAAAAATCTTGAAGTAAATCTTCTTTGAACCTGTTTTAATTTTAAAATATAAGGAGTATCTCCACTATATTGTGATAAATTAGGATCATTTACATTTGTGTTTTTTATAGAATCATATACAGTATCTTGTGCTAAATAATCTACTTCATACCATTGATTACTATCAGTATCAAATATATCTAAAATACCTACAATACGTGGTGTATCAATAGTTACTGTTGAAAATTGTGCTGGAGATCCAAAACTAAAAGTAGTAGTACTAATTGCTGAAGAAATTGCTTTTCTGGTTTTCTTTAATAAAAAATATGTTGGGTTACCTCCTGAGACTGAGAATATAGATACTTCAGTAGGATCTCCTGAACTAGAAACTGAAAAATCTACTGGATCTTCTATTAAGAATGTTGTGTTTTGAATTGTAAGAGCTGATACTGTAGCATTTTGGTTAATTAATAAAGTATAATCAAAATCAGGAATATATGTTGAACCTGATAATTTAGCTGGTACTTGTTGATAAAAATCAACTAGTGTTGAAGCTACTTGGGTTACATTTGGTTTATAACCAAACATATAAGCTAATTCAAATAAATTATTAGTTTGGCGAGCATATTGTAAATAAGTTTCTTGTAATTGGTTATCAAGATAAAATGATAAAACATCACCTACATAAGCAGCCATTTCCATAAACATCATTCCAGGGGATGCTTCTGTAAAATCATTGTACGTTGTAGGAAAATAAGTTTTAGCATAGTTAATTAAACTTGCTCTTAATTCACTAAAATCTTTATTTATATATTGTATATTTCTTTTTTTAGTAGCCATTATGTAAATGCTAATTGTATTGTATCCGTTAATCCTGTATCTTTAATATCATATGTTAATATAACTTCTATTTGATTAACATCTGGGTATGAATTTATATTTAAACTTGCTACTATAACATTAGGAAAATATAATCCTATTTGATTTTGAATATCTTCTTTTAAATAATCAAGATTTCCACTTGTTATTTGTTCAAATATAAATGCTCTTAAATCACCACCAAAAGTAGGATTTAAATATCTTTCGTTTTTATTAGTTAAAAAATAATTAATTAAGTTGTTTTTAATTGCTTCTTTTGTAGTATAAGTAATAGAAAAAACAGCAGGAGCATTAAAAGGTAAACCTATCCCAACACCCGTTCCAGGACGTGTATCTATAGGAAATATTTTCTTTGCTCCGAATGCCACTATTTATTATTCATTAATCCCATTATCATATCTAATCCTACTTCACCTTCAGGTAAAGAACCATTAACTGGATCTATAGGACCTGTAGGTCTAAAAGGAATATTATTAGTATTAGCTATTCCTCCATTTTGCATTTCATTCATAATCCCACCAAACATTGCTTGTCTTTCTACTGGTGTTAATTTTTTAGGATTTTCAATTCTTGGTTGTGCATACGTTTCTGTAACAGTACCGTACCCTGTTCCTGTAGAGGTACTTTTTGGAGACCTAACAGCCTCCATTAAAATTTCTTTAAATTCTTCTTGAAATGCTTCTTTTACGGCTTCCTTGATAATTTTCTTGAATTCAGATGGTTTCATTGTTTATAAATATTAAATTAATAAGCTTTTAAATTATCTCTATCAATTATTAGCTTTAATTCATTGATGAGAATTTGTGGTATTGTTGTGAATGATAATTCGGTTTCTATTAATGGAATACCTTGAGCATTTTTACCAACTGCTTTTCTACGATTTACTGTAGGGCTAAAAGGTACTTCTTGTATTTCAATAATAAAACCTTTATAAGTAATATTATTTAGTGTCTGAGTTGCTATTAATTGTGCTTCAGTAATATTTATTAAATCTTGTGATATTGGAGATAATGTTGAATTTGGTGAACATTTTTTTATTATAATATCTATAAGACCTAATATAGTAATAGCTTTAGTTATAAATTGAGAAGTTAATGAAATAGGAGTAGCAGTACTATCAATTATTATTTTTAATTTATTTAATTTTGAATTTCCTAAAGTATCAAATTTTAAATTATCTAATGTTTCATTAATTTGAAGTACTAAACTAGCAAATGGACCTGGTACAGGACTAGCAGATGTTGCTGCTATTGCTGCCGGTTTAAGACCTCTTAATACTTTTACTGTTGTTATTAATGTATTTAGTGTTATTGAATTTATTCCTACAGCTTTTGTTGTTAAATTTAAATATTTTTCTATTTGATTTAAGTTATCTACTATATTATTTCTTTGAATTATAATTAAATTTAATTGAGCTTCAGGTAAACACAAACCATCAGGTGTTGTTAAATTAGATAAAAGTTTAATTAATTGAGGTTGAATTAAATCATTTATTTGGATTCCTTTTTCTAAAATAATTTGTCCTAATTTTTCTGATCCAGTTGATTTTAAACTATCAGGTAATGAATTCTCAAACGTTTTTAAATCTACAGTAGCCATTATATTAATTTATTTACTTGGGATTTTGTTTTTTCAAGATTAGCTGATATTTTAGGTAATTCAGATAACATTAATGTAGCTGCTGCTGATGTTTGAGGTACTGCTTGTAATGATGTAGTTAATAAAGTTAATTGAGATAATAATGATTGTAATTCAATTATTAATAAATCTCCTTTAATCATTGATTGAGTTGCATCTTTAGAACCTAATAAAATTTTATTAGATTGGATAACGGTTAATGGTGTATCAATATTTATGCTATTAATAGCATTTAAACCTACTGATTTATTTGAACTTAATAATATATGATCCTTTGTTGAAT